AAGAACAAACAACGAATCGCCTTGCTCGTGGTAAGGCAGATTCTACAGTCATTGCCACAAGAAAAAAGAATCTTAAAAAGAATATTGTTTCTGCTGGCGGCGTTTCTTGGAGTGAACCGCCTCCTGCATTTGCACCAAAGTACCCATACAATAATGCTCTTGAAACTGAATCAGGTCACGCATTAGAGTTCGATGATACTCCAGGTCAAGAACGTATTCAATTGGCTCATCGTAAAGGCACATTCATTGAAATTGATCGAGACGGTAACGAAGTTCACAAAGTTGTAAAAGATAACTATGAACTTGTCATGGGTTCGGACTATGTCTTTATCAATGGCAAATGTTCTGTAACAGTTGGTGGAGATTGTAACTTAAAAGTTGGTGGCAATATGAATGTTGAAGTTGCTGGTGGCATTAATATGTCAGCTGGTGGCGATATTCGTATGAAAGGTAAGAAAGTCTTTGTTGAATCCACATCTGACCTTAACATTAAATCAGGTGGCGTTGGTAATATGACGTCAGCCAAGAAACTCAGCCTCAAAGGTCAGAACGCAGCACTTCAAGGTGCAATTATCGACCTACCTGCTGCTCAAATCAATATGCAATCAGGTTCTGCAACCTCCGCTTCTGGCGCAGGATTAACTGGCGGTGGAGTTATTGGTAACTCTGAAGATGTTGCTGATGCAGCATTGGCAAATCAAGATATTGCAAATACAGTTGCCGCAGCTGCCGCTACTGATGCCGCTGCTGCAGCTGCACTTGAAGAAGTCACTGTAACTGGAAAACGTGCTGCAGAATCTACACTTGGGTCTTCAATCGGTAAGGCGTTTAGTGGATTAACTTCGACAGTAAGCAATGTATTCACTAAAGTCACTTCTGCAGCAGATAATGTTTTGAAAGACTTTGCTGGTAAAACTCCACTCGGTGAGATTCAACAGAAACTTACAAATCTTGAGAATATGTCAAATCAAACGAAGGGTGAAATTCTTTCACTTAAAGATAATCTCAAAAATACTGTCACGAATAAACTTGGTGAAGTCAGCGATAAAGCCATTGAACGAAATCTTGAGTTCAACGTTGATCCAGAACTGTTGCCTCAAAAGGCAGTTAATACCATCAAGACCGTAATTGGTAAACACATTTACCCACTAACCGAAACAAAGACGACTGGTGATGGCTGAGTTTTCTATACCATGTAATGGGACATTGTTGCCAACAAAAGCAGATTTGGCGAATATATTCGTCAAGATCGCTGACATTCCATCACAGCTGCAAGTTGAAGCGGAAAAAATTCGAGCACAAATTGACGGACCTAATGTAGACCAAGCAGTGCGTGAGGCATTGAGAAAAAAGATTGCTCCAATTGAGGCTCAAGCTGAGCAAGTTCGAGAAATTTTAGAAAAAGTAGACAAGGCTCTTGGCAACTTCCCAATATCTGCAAGCAAGCCATATTATAAAAGTTTAAAGATTCCTGACGACGAGTGGGAAAGAAAGATGACTGCTCTTACCCAAGAGTATCATCTTTATGTTCAGGCTAAAATTCTAGAGATTATTAATAATGTTTTGCCTGTAAGTTTTACAATACCTGTTCTCGGAATTAGCGTCGACATCGTACAGTTATTTGCAAGCGCAAGTTATAGAGCCAGTTTAAAGCAGCAAGTTGTAGACGAAGTTGATGCATTATCAGATATTATGCCTGATGCTTATAGATCGTATGAAGGTAAACTTGGTGTCTATTCGAAAGAAATTAAGGCTCAAGGTGTTTGGTCTTATATTATGACCATGGTCAAAAAAGGTGCGATTAAATTAATTCATCAAGCCATGGCTGGACTTATCAATAAGTTCAAAACGATTTGGGATACTCTTGGGCTTCCGCCTCTCCCAGTTCTGTTAGATTTGGGTGTAGAAGGTATCATCAGTTCTATCGTCGGTTCTCTAAAGGCTCAGGCAGAGGGGGCAGCAGAGGAAGTTAGATTGAAGATCTATCAAGAAATTATCGACAAACTCGAATCGATCAATATCGCAGGATACAGCCTACTTGATATTATCGGTGGAGATATCGACGACTTTGTTCGAAGCCCAGAGGAAAAGATTAATCGTTATGTTGAGGCGGCGAGAGATTTCGGAGAGGACTGGCCAGAGTTTCTACTTAAAAAGTGGATGCAGAAAATTACTCGCTTTCTAGAAAGAATTGGATTATCTGCTCTTACCGAATGGATTAATTTCGACTTTTGCAAGTTTTTAAAGTTAATCGGAATGCCAACTTCAATTACTGTGAACGTTGATTATAACATCGATTTAACTCAAGGAGAAGCATCAGTTAGCCTAGATGCTTCCTATGTCGAAACATAAATAAATCAAATATCCAGTCTAAAATAAAAAATGTCACTAATCGCTCGTAAATATTCCGACATTGATTTGAACTTCACAGCTCATCCTGTCACAAAGGACGTGTCTAAGAAGTTAAACGAGAATGCGATCGCAGCCTCTATTCGCAATCTATTGCTCACTTCGCACTACGAGCGTCTATTTAATCCTGATATTGGTTCCAATCTTAAGAAATTATTATTCGAACCTATCGATAACGTGACGACATCTATTATACAGGACATGATATTCGAAACTATTAAGAATTATGAACCAAGAGTAACCATTCAAGAAGTTGTCGCAGCTCCTGATTACGAAGCCCAACGCTACGATGTTTACATTACATTCTTTGTAAATAACACCTTAGAGCCGATTACGGTCTCTTTTTTCTTAGAACGGATAAGATAACATGGCAAATGTTGACTCAAAACTAAAAGTTGCAGAGTTAGACTTCGACGCAATCAAGTCTAATCTGAAAGGCTTCCTCAAATCTCAATCTGAGTTTAGCGATTATGACTTTGAGGGTTCTGGTCTATCGGTTTTGCTTGACGTTCTTGCTTACAACACGCATTACATGGGTTATTATCTAAACATGGTCTCAAATGAGATGTTTATTGATACTGCGATCAAACGCGCATCAGTAGTTTCTCATGCTAAATTGCTTGGATACGTCCCTCGTTCACGTATTGCTGCGCGCGCACTAGTCAATTTGACCATCACTCCAGTTGCAAATGACTCAAATAGTTCTATCGCTATTCAAAGATTTACTCGATTTACATCTGAATCAAAAGATGGCACTAATTATATCTTTGTAAATCCTTCAGCTAGAGTTGTTTCTAAGAATTTAAGTTCTGGATTATTCGTCGTTGAGAATTTAGAACTCAAAGAAGGTCAGCCAAATGGAATAACCTTCACATACGACGCTCAAACAAACCCAAAACAAGTATTTGAATTACCTGATGTTGGTATTGATACGTCAACACTTCAAGTCACCGTCCAAAGATCAGCTCAAAACGCAAATCAAGAAACGTATATTCTTGCTCAAGATGCCACAGACGTTGAAGAAACTGCCACAGTGTATTATCTCGAAGAAAATAAGAACGGAAAATATCAAATTTACTTCGGCGATGGTGTAGTTGGTAAGGCATTGGTTGATGGAAACATCGTTATTGTTTCTTATTTGATCACTTCTGGATCAACAGGAAATAATTTACGCGAATTTAGACCTTTAGATACAATTTTAACAAATGCAAATGTTGCTGTCACGCTAGTCAGCGCGTCATCTTCAGGTGCAGCTGAAGAAGATATTGAAAAAATTCGCTTCACAGCACCAAAAGCCTTCATTGCGCAAAATAGAGCAGTCACAAAGAACGATTATATTGCTCTCATCAACCGTGAATACCCATATTTTGAGGCTGTCAACGTCTGGGGCGGTGAGGAAAATATTCCGCCAGTGTTTGGTAAGGTATTTTTCACTGCAAAACCACTTGGCGGCTACGAAATTACAGCGACAGAGATTGAATATGTGAAAAATTCAGTCATCAAGCCATTTTCTATGCTTACTGTGACGCCTGAATACGTTGAGGCTGACTATAATTACATCAATCTTGCTGTTGACGTCAATTTTGACCCAACAAAAACAAATAAAACTGCGAATGAAGTCGATGCAGCAGTAATTTCTGCAATCAAATCGTTCGCAATCAATAATCTTGACACTTTCAACTCATCATTTAAGATATCTCAGTTGTCGAGAGCAATTGACGACGCTGATCCATCAATCACAAGCAATGATGTCAAGGTATATTTGGAAAAACGTTTTGCTCCAGACGTGACTCGGTCATTAAGTTACTCTCTTGATTTTGGAACTGAGTTAAAACAAGGAACAACAGCTGAAAGACTTATCTCCACGCCATCATTTACCTATAATGATGACTCTGGAATCGCTAGAAATTGTTTCATTGAAGAAGTTCTACAATCATTCACTGGCGTAGAGTCAATTGAAGTATTGACAGGCGGTAGTGGTTATGTTTCAACGCCAGTAGTTACAATTGATGGTGATGGTACAGGTGCTTCTGCTCGTGCGTTGATTGTAAATGGAGCTGTAAAGCGCGTTGAAATCACCAATCCTGGTGTTGGATACACCTCAGCAACTGTTTCAATCAGCGGCGGTGGTGGATCAGGTGCAGTTCTAAGAGCAAGTTTGCAAGGTCGCATTGGTCGACTAAAGATTTACTATTTCGATACTCAAAACGTTAAGAAAACTTTAAACGATAACATTGGTTCTATCGATTATTTGAACGGAATTGTGACATTGAATAGTTTTGCTCCTGTTGCAGTTTCTGATCCATTTGGAACGTTGATTCTAAAGGCAATTCCTGCGAAAAAGATTTTCTCCTCAATTAGAAATAGAATTGTGACATTGGACACCTCTGATCCAAGTGCAATTGCTACAACAATTAATGCGGTGGTAGAGTCATAATATGACTGCAACTTCGAAAACAATTTCAGGATTAGTTGAGTCTCAATTACCAGACTTTATTAACGCTGATCACCCAAAGTTTAAAAGATTTGTCGAGCTCTACTACACTTGGCTTGAAAACAATTCACCTAATGGAATCTCAAACACAGCTGGTAACACAGTTTACCATGCCATGGGTATTGAGAATTATAGAGATATTGATCAAACTCCAGCAGAGTTTATCAAATACTTCAAAGAAGAATTGCTCCCATACTTTCCTGAAAATACTTCTCTTAGCACAGAAAAGATTATCAAGAGTGCAAGAGAATTTTATAGCAAGAAAGGTAGCGATGAGTCAGTGCGTTGGTTATTTAAAGCACTATTCGATGAAGATATTGAACTTACCTATCCAAAAGAAGAAATTCTAAAAACATCAGATGGTAAGTGGATTAAGCCAAGAGCGTTTAGAATTACAGTCACTGAATTCAATAAAAACGTTGATGTAAATCTTCTTGAAAAACGATTGGTATACGGAACTGAGTCTGGTGCAACTTGTATTGTTGAATCAGCAAATAGAAATATCGACCCAACAAACGGTCGTGAGATCATGGAGATCTATATCTCCAATATCAAAAAGTATTTCAACAACGGCGAATTGATCGAGATTAACTACGTCGATGCCAATGGCGTTTCTAAAGTATTCAGCGAACGTATTATTGGCACTTTATCAAACATTAGGGTAGATTCAAATATTCGTACAGATCCACAACAAAGACGTCGTGGACTGTTATACAATATTGGCGACCCTGTTGTAATTACTGGTGGACTCGGTAACTCTGCAGAAGCAAACGATGCTGCGGCAATTGTTGGCAATGTGACGCTTGGTTCTATTGAAGCAGTAACAATGATTTTCCCTGGATATGGATATCGTCTATATTCAAATACTGAAACTATTGTTTATCGTTCAGTCGGTGATGATCCAAACGCAAACCTTTCAACAGACTTGCGTGTTCTGCAGTTAAACTCAACTGCATGCACATCAAACAGTCAGCGAAATTTTATAGAGTCAATTACCTATGATAAGACAGTAATTGACTATTTGGCTGATACGTTAATTGGTAATGCAAATTACGCTGCTTTCACAACGAATACCAGAAACTCATTAATCAATGTCACTGAAAATGATAAAGATGATGGGTATAATAATTACGAAGAAGTATGGGCAAACGGAACTAATTTCTTCGATGCTCTATTCACTGCTAAAATAGCAACACCAAATAATACTATTTTTGGTATGGGCGGTGTCAGTGCAAACACTGGCGATCTATTGGTATACGATGTTTCGAATACGGGACCACTAGCAACA